GCCTGAGCGAGCTCTACGGGCGCTCCAACGGGGCGAACGAAGTCCACAGCAACGACCCCCAGAAGAATTTCGTCGCCGGCCTCTTCCCCGGCGCCAACCCAACCCTCCCCATCCACCTGAAGGACATCGGCATGGGCAACGCCCTGCGCGAAGCCGCCAAGGAGCCCGAGAATGTCGAAGACTAAGGCCAAGCAGCCAGAGCCCCAGCTCGAGGCGCCGGACAGCTACATTGCCGGCGCTTATCACGAGATCCCCACCGAGGAGGGCGCCCTCCGCGTGGAACCCGGCATGTTCGTGATCACGTCCGAGGACGACGACGTCTCCGTCCTGGTCGAAGCCGACCTGGCGGAGCGCTTCCCCGGCGTGGCCGCGGCCGACCGCGAGCGCATCTTCGCGCCGGCCGTCGAAGCTCCCAGCGAGTGATCTGACATGGCTCGAGGGACAACGCTGGGCCAGCTTGTGCAGGACTTGCGGATCGAGGCTGGCCTCGATCCCAACCCGGCGTTGTCCCTCAATGTCGTTCCAAGGCTCGAGCAGCTGATCCGGCGCGAGCAGGAGCGGCTTTACGAGCAGTTCGACTGGCCATTCCTCCGCATCACCCGCGACGTCACCCTGCAAGCTGGCGATCGGTATTACGACATCCCCAACGACATGAACCTCGAGCGGATCGAGCGAGTGGACTATTTCTGGGGGGACAAGTGGTATGGCCTCGAGCGCGGGATCGACGTCAACGACTACAACATCCACGACAGCGATGCCGACGTCCGCCAGGAGCCCGCGGCGCGCTGGGACGTGAAGGACACCGGCTCCGGCGAACAGGTCGAGATCTGGCCCATCCCCGTGACCAACGGGCGCCTGGTTCGGTTCACCGGGATCCGGAAACTGAAGCCCCTGATCACCCAGGCTGATCGCGCCGACCTGGACGACATGATGATCGTCCTCTTCGCGGCGGCGGAATACCTGGGCGAGGGCAAGCCGGAGGCCCAGATCAAGCGCCAGAAGGCCAACGATCGCATGACCACCCTGAAGGCGCGGGTCATCCAGACCACCACCAGCTCCTTCAACTTCAACAGCTCGCCCGACCACAACAGGATCCGCGACCGGACGCCCCAGGTGGCCTATGTCCGGAACCCCATCTGATGCCCTACATCGTCATTGAGGACTTCCGGGCCGGCCTCGACACGCGGAAGCTGGCGCCGGCCTCGCCGGCCGGTTCGCTCCAGAAGCTGACGAACGCGCACGTTACCCGGGGCGGAGAGATCGAGAAGCGGCGGGCCTGGGTGGCCAAGTATGCGCTCCCCGCCGGGCAGACGTTTGGCCTGGCCGGCGCGGACGGCCAGCTCTACGTCTTCGGATCCGTGGCCTCCCCGACGATCCCGTCCCCGATCAACTACCAGCGCCTCCAGCACCCGTCCGGTCACGCCATGACCGGCATGACCGACACCGAGTTCTTCGACGGCAAGGTCTTCGCGGCGCCGACCTACGCCAACGGCGACGGCCTGTGCTTCTACAACGGGGTCCGGGTCACCGACTGGGACGCGGGCAGCGGCCAGACCGTCGCCGGGCGCAAGGCGACGTCGATCCTGACCCTGAAGGACAAGGTCTATGCGGCCTTCTCCAGCGTCCTGGCGTTCAGCGCGGTGGCCGCGCCGACAGACTGGGGCGGCGGCGTGGGCTCCGGCGAGGGCTTCATCAACATGTCCAATCAGTCCGCGGGGTCCGAAACCCTCACGGGCCTTTGGCGCTACCAGGGCAAGATGGCCGTCTTCGGGCGCCGCAACACCCAGATTTGGTTCCTCGATCCGGACCCCAGCCAGAATTCCCAGCAGCAGGTGCTTCCCGGGATCGGGACCTTTGCCTCAAAGTCCATTTCCTCCTACGGAGACGCAGACGTCTTCTTCCTGTCCGACACCGGGGTCCGGTCGCTGCGAGCTCGAGACAGCTCGAACCTGGCCGGCGTGAGCGACGTCGGAACCCCGATTGACGAACAGGTCATCGCCTACCTGAAGACCCTTTCCGACGTGGAGAAAGCCGCGGCGGTCAGCGTCATGGACCCCATCGACGGCCGCTACATCCTGTCGATCGGCGGACGGTCCTACGTCTTCAGCTACTACGCCTCCAGCCGGATCAGCGCCTGGTCGCGCTGGGACCATCCGTTCACGGTGAGCGACTACGTCTCGATGGACGGCCAGATCTGGGCCAGGGCCGGCGACACCATCTACCTCTACGGAGGCGACACCGGCGACGTCTATGACGCCTCCCAGGTCGAGATCGAGCTCCCCTACATCGACGGGCGCCAGGCGGCGACCTTCAAGCGCTTCACCGGGATCGACCTGGTGTGCGAAGGCGAGTGGCGGATCTACGCCAACACGGACACGGCCAGGCCGGAGGCCGAAACCCTCCTGGCGATCGTCAACCGGACAACCCTGTCCGGCGAGCGGATCGCCTGGACCGGCGAAAGCCCCCTGGTGAAGCTGCGCCTGGTGAACAATCGCACCGGGGCGGCGAAGCTCTCCAAGGTCATCGTTCACTACGAGCCCCAGGAGGCCAGCTGATGAACGTGACCAGCGTCACCTTCGAGAAGGCCTTTTACGTCTCGCAGTTCATGCGGGAGTGGGACCGGCGCGAGATCTTCGCCACGCGCTGGCCCCACGAGGGCGACGTCCATGCCTTCGTGGCCGACGTCATGGACTGTGGCCCCGTCTCATGGGTGGCCGGCCTGGACGAACCCATCGCCTGCTTTGGTTGCCGGCCGCTTTGGCCGGGCGTCTGGTCCATGTGGCTATTCGCCACCGACCGCTTCCCGGAGATCGGATTGCCCATGACGAAAATGATCGTCCGGCATATAGTGCCGATGCTGTTTGGAAACGGCGCTCACCGGCTGGAGTGCAAGTCGATGGAAGGCCACGTCGAGGCTCATCGCTGGCTTGAAACCCTTGGCGCCAAGCGCGAGGGAACCCTGCGCGGCTACGGCCGCCTGGGCGAGGATTTTCATTCCTACGTCTGGACCTGGCTGCCTACCGATGCCCCCGCGGTCCAGGTCGAACAGGGGACCGCGTGATGTGCTTTCCGAAGGACAAGACCGCCAGCCGCATGGCCGCCCAGCAGCGCCAGGACGAGCTGGCCAGGCAGGCCCGGATCCAGTCCGGGATGTCGGAGATCGACCGCATCTTCGGCGGATCGTTCACCCCTGAATTCTATGCGAAGCAGCGCCAGGCCTACATGGACTACGCCACGCCCCAGCTCGACCGGCAGTATGGCCAGACCAAGGACGACCTGGTCTACGCGCTCTCGCGCGCCGGCCTCCTGGACAGCTCCGCCGGCCAGGCCGAGAACGCCAACCTCGCCAGGGCCTACGACCGCAACCGGATCGACATCGCCGGCAAGGCGATGGACGTCGAGAACACCGCCAGGGCGAACGTCGAGGGCGCCAGGAGCGGGCTTGTCTCGACCCTGAACGCCACCGGCGACGACGCCAACGCCGCGGCCACCGCCCTCCGGCAAAGCCAGAACCTGTCCATGCCCCAGGGCTATTCGCCCCTCTCCGGGCTCTTCGCGGACGTGAGCGGCGCGATCGCCCGCATCGGGTCCAACGCCCGCAACGACTACTCGGGCCTCGCCCGGAGCATTTGCGGCCTGTTCAAGTCTGGCGGCCGCGGATCCCAGACTGTGGTGGGAGGCTGACATGTGCTTTGATCCGGTCACCATGGCGATCATCGGCGCCACCGCCCTGGCCGGCGGGACGGCCGCCAGTTACGCCGGCAACAAACAGGCCCAGAAGGCCCAGCTCAACGTCTTCAACGCCGAGCAAGCTCGCCAGAAGGACTTCCAGTCGAGGCAGGACGCCCTGTTCACCCAGGCGCTCGATGCCAGCCGGAACCTGGCGGGCGCGGACACGGACGCCGCCGAGGCCTCCAGGAAGGCCGCGTTCATCGCGGCGCTCAATGGGCGGACGCCCAACCAGGACTATCTGCCAGGCTCCTCGAGCGCGGACGTGGCGGTGGCCGAGGGCCAGAACAGGGTTGTTGGCCAGCAGCGCGGCGAAAGCGAAGGCATGGCTTCAGCCAAGGCCCGCCTGGAGGGCCTGGGTGACGCACTCTTCTCCAACCGCATTGCCGCCGGG